CTATTGGAGAGCTCTTCAACTCTACACGTTCTACCCGATGGTAGTTTTATTTCAACATTAAATGGCATCTAATACTCCTCTAGGAGTATTTAATTGATAATGTGCAAAGTTAAAGGCTGCACCTCTATTAGATATGTCACTATCAGACATTTCACCGTAGCTAATTTGATCTCCTTCCGATGTAATAGGTACGCAATCGTAAAAGGTATGCATTTTGCGTATACCGTATTCTATTTCATCATTATCTCTTCTATTAGATGAGCCTACTTTGTCCCCATACCGTGAAGCAGAGCGAGTGTATTGGATAACATCTATATGACACTTAATATCAGTATTAGGATCATCCGTTTCAATTAAACCAGCATAGGAAGCTGCAACAATCCAAGGTTGTATAAAAAATGAGAAGACGTCTCTATTAGTTTCTAAAAATTGAATTGATAGAGTATTATTAGGGCTTCTCTCTTGACCTATTTGAATAGGTTGAAATCCCCCAGCATTATTTAATTGCTTATTTTGTACACCGAACCCTTCATCAGGTAAGCGTACATTTTGCGCTAACATAAAGCCTACTTCGGAATCAGACACCCTATCAAATAACCCTTGATCGACTTGAAATGTTTGAGGGCGATAGATATCTAAGTAATTATCGATGGCTCTTCCGACTATTGACATCGCCCCGCTGCCTGTACGTGCGGAGAAGTTTATACCCCAAATATTCTTAAGAGGGATGTCATTCGTCCAGCTTTGATGAAGCCGAAGACGCTTACGAATATGATTAGGCATTAATTAACGCTCTTTTGTATAGAAATGATATGCAACAGTTGCATTAATCTCAACAGTAGCTCCAGTACCGTTGGCAATATCGTAGCCAATATTGTTAACTGAACGTAGAGAAGCACCAACAAGCTTATACTCAGCTACTGGCTCGAGCTCTTTATCAAGTTGTGCTAACTGAATAAAGAAATCATCGTCAGGAGTACCATACTCACCTGTAGAAGTTTGATCGTCGAATAATGAACGAGATGCTGTTTCGAAATAGTTACGTAATGAACTTTCAGCATCTAGATAAAAATTAAGATCATATGCTTCAGAACCTGGGTATGTTACTGCACCAGGAACGTTTAAGCTAAGTCCCATATAAGGTACTGCAACATTACCAATATCACGTCCTGGTAATGATGCTGTTTTTACATAAATAAGATCACCTTCCTCGAGAGCAGGTACACCTTGAAGCTGCATTTGCGTAATGCGAAAAAGAAAGTCGCGGGAAAAATCCTTATCAGCTGCAGCACGATAAAAGTTTTGAATATTCTGATTTACCGGCACGATTTATTTTCCTTTCTGGGTTGAAGTTGAGGTTAAGTTATTAGCCATATCAATATTTATGCTTTAATATCTTACTTAGTAGTGAAAAAACATAACTTATCACCATCCTTAAAGGGATGTTTAGAATCTTCTCTCACACGAGACAAAGAAATTACTGTATTCTTATTAGCCGCTAACCTTCTGAAAATACATCTTGACGACTTTCCAAATTGGTTTAAAAAATCTGATAAAGATGCAATTTCATATGTAGAATCATTCCACTTAAATATAACATCTGATGTATATACTTTAGCATTCTTATGTCTGGAGTTAACAATATTAGCTATATGCTCTTTAGTAAGCTTCTTACCCTTTTTTGCTTCAGATAGTTTTTTCCTTGTCTCTTCTGTATGCTTACGACCCTTACATGACTCACTCATCTTGGCTCTACTCTCCACCGTCCAAGGATTATATGCTCTATGTGCATGGGGTGAACCATTCATACAGTTAGGGTCTTCATAATGCTTATCAATGTATTGTTGTTCAATTTCTTTAAGCTTAGAGTTATCTACTTCCTCTATAATGGTATATTCAAAGTCGTTATACTTATCAAAGACTCTCTGCATATAATCATTACTATGCTTACCTCGTTCTAACAAGCCTCTATGCTCAGCCATACGCTTATCAAAATCTTTAGTGGAACCAATATAGAATTTGTCTTGCGATTTAATAGAATAGATTGCACCCATATAAGTATTTAGTTGATTGGCATACAAATAGACAAAAAAAGAGGAGGTCTTTCGACCTCCCCTTTAAAGTTATTTGAAGTTCAATTAACCTCCAATAAGCTCTTCGAAGTTTGCATCTGTACGAGTTGCATAGAAGTTCACCAAGATAAACTCTGCAGTACGTACTGGCTTGAGATAGATGTCAACAACAAGCTCGTTTTGATCAATTACTTCTGCTGTATTGTTACGCTCATCGCAAACAATCATATAGTCATAAAGTCCATCAGCAGCTTTAGTACGCTCAAAGAACGGTGTCAGAGTATTAACGATTCTCGTTCTTGTAAACAATGTATTGTTCTCAAAGAGGAAGAACTGCATTGTCTTCTTAGTAATCTTCTCAAGATATAAGAAGGTACGTCGAACGTTAATACGATCAAATGCACTTGGCTTTCTTAACAATGTCTTCTGTCCAAAGAATACATTACCCTGATCAGCAAAGTTAGCAATTGGGTTGAGATTAGCTGTGTAAAGATCATCACGTTGACGTTGGTTAGGTGTCACAGCAATGTCAGATGCATCAGTAATAATACCTCTATTGAAACCAGCAGGTGCACCCCATGGTCCAACAGCAGCATCAGTAGAGGCCATCTTAGCAGCAGCAAAGCCAGACGATGGAACCCATGCATTTAAGCCTGTATAGTTATCAGGAACACTCATCCAGTTAGCATATACTGTTGCATAAGACGTATTGGCTAATTCAAACTGATGTCTAATTGCCCAGTAAATGTCTGTATAGAAGTTCTTAGTAGGATCCTTCTGAACTTTGCTATTTGTACCAGTTACAACTAACTGACGAATTGGATCAGCAATGAATAAAATATCACCACGACCACCTTCTTTAGCAGGTCCAGCAAATGTAGCAAACTTACTGAAGACATTCATGTAAGCAGTACGAGCTTCACCACCATCTGAATCAAGGTCATTAGATGTTCTTAATGCTTCAATTTTAGTTGTCGTCTTTGTATCATCAAAGCCATTAGCTGAAACAGTAGCAGTTGCAGTATCCATATACGTGTTAATAGTACCAAGACCAGCTTCAGCAATCATACTGATATCAAACTTACGATCGTTACGAATACGATCAAGAGCGCGATCAAGCTTACCTGGAATATTACCGATTACCTTCGTTGTAAGATCAACGTCGCCGTAAGCACCTAATGGAATGAGACTGTCAGCCTCGTTAAACTCTGTATATGGGGCTGTTGATAAACTTTGAACGAATCCTTGTGATAATCCAGACGCACTCACTGGGATTGTACCTGATATTACAGCTGCAGATAAGGTTGGTGAAAAGACACGAACCTTGTACTTAGGTGTACCGTCATCTTTAAGCTGTACACCAGCTGTAGCATCTGATACGTACGGGTTAACGATAACATCAATGTTACGTGATTTTCCTTCAACAGAATCTAAACTGAAATTAATTGGTGCGCCCCCGTTTTCTGAATTACGTTGACGGTATTTGCCAATAGAGGCATTATAACCTTCCTCAAGAAGGTAATCAATTTTATTTGATTCTTTCGAAAATACCGACTGACGTAATTTAAATACACCCACATTTAATGCATCGTCAAATTCACGTCCTCCGATATCATAACCCTCAATACGATCTTCCATTATCTGCGAAATCGACCCGTTAGCAGGATTATCACCGAATTCTGGCGTAGCAGTAAGAGAGAACTCAAATCGCGATGCCGGTACTGTTGTAAACTCTGTTGTACCAGTTGCATCCGCACCTGTAGTAACTGAAAATACACTCTTTACAGCTTCAAAATTCGACGCTGGGTTAATAAGAGTATTGTCAGTTAAACCAAAATAATACCCATTAAATTGATTATCAACTACTGTCTGGGCTTTGTTAACCACAATTACTGCCGCAGCACTTAATTCACCAACCGATGATAAAGCGTTGCTTAACTTTGGTTGGTTACCAAACTCAAACAATTGACCATTCTTGAGTTTTAAATATTGCTCATTAGTGATATCATACTTAACCGGTCGACCTAAGACATAAGTTCCTGTACCAGAAAGTTCATATGTAGGTGATTCCCCATCTGCTGGTTCATCATAAACTACCGCAGGGTAAGCGAGAACGCTTACTTTAGAGCCAAAACCTTGACCGCTACCGTCACCGTATGGGAGACGGTTAACAAGTAAAGAGCCGGTGGAGTTTAAAGCAGCGCGTGCTGAGTGATAAAAATATCTTTCTGCTGGAGTCTTCGGAGTACCGTAGATTTGTTCGAACTCAGAGATATTTCCAAGCCCAATAACTTCATCGGTAGGTCCTTCGGAAGCGAATCCAGCAATATACGTTGTGGTGCCAGTTTGAGCTGTGCGAAGTGATAAATCACTCTCACGAATCTCGACACCAGGAGATTGAATTGTCCTATTAGCCATACCATTATTTATGCTTTTTTGGACAAAAATCTGTAACTATTTTAATTTAGTAATTAATCAGCTTTGAATGAATTTGTGAATAAACAAATGTCATGGATGATGTAATTTCATCAGCTGTTCTATAATTATATTCAATTTCTCCTACTGTAACAGGGAATGCTTTTGTATATGTAAACTTGATACGTTGATTATTAAATTCATCTAAACCGTATAAAGTCATATCAGTTTGATAATTTTTAAAATCTTCAGTCTGAACAAGTTTTTTAGCATCATACAAGCCCTCCTTTTCATCATGCATAAGATCTAACCATTTGTACAATACCCAGTAATTGTTAAATCCATTATCAATAGTAAAATTAACTGTTACTGGTGGGTAAGGTTCTTTAGCGTGTGTTGAGTTGTAGAGGTTAGATCCAGCATATGGAATTTGTAATGCGGGCACATTAATTGCTGGAACAACGGCGCCAAAGACTGAGAACTGAAATGCATCTTCGTTAACATTGTAGGTTTGTCTGTCAGTCTTAGAGTTTATTTCCCGTAAAGCTGGTGGCAAAGAAAAGACAAGGTTAAACTTATCTGCTCTGCTTTTATTGAGAAACGATTGGTCGTTTTGATTTACAGCCATACGGTTATTTAATCTAAAGTGGTGTAAATCCTTGATCTATTAGATCATAATAATCATCACCCATATCTTCTTCTCCATTGGACATGCCCCAATAGACTGGATTAAGATCAGGACTACCACCAGTTACTTCATTATCAGTATATATTGATGTTGGATCTTCAAAAAGAGATACACCGAAATCTAATGGCTCAATAATCTTAGGTCGACCAGTATCATCCTTTTCAATAATTTCAAAGTACTGCTCACATATCTCATTATCTAAAATATAGTAACCGTACATTAATGCCATAACTAAGTCATCATGACAACCATGTCTAGCTTTCCAGGTACCATTTGGGTAACGAACAAAGTTACGAAGCTCTTCTAAAGTCTCTTCGTCTCTCATCACAATTGATTTAAGATCATTCATCCAGTAACGCATATTAATAACACCTCTATGCTTTGTATTGGTATGGGCAATCATACCTTGCATACGCTTCTTTCTATGTGCTGCTTTGTTACCATATGAAACAAGTTTTGGGTAGGCCATATCATAAGCTAGACGATCAACTACTTGAGCACCGCAGTTGTTACGTTCAACTAACGCTAGCGGTGATCCATAGTTGCGTAGTATCTTATACACTTTGTTACTAAATTCCATTGGAGATATTTTATTGTTACGATAGACTGCTACTTGCCTTACTTCAGCAGGATCAGTAATGTCGAGCATTTGAATGATAGAGCTATCTTTACCAACCCCTTCCGCCGTATCGACACCTGCAGCATATATTCTACCTTCCTGAGCCTCTTCCCATACTTTATAACAACCATCATCTAACGTAACCATAGGTTCACATACCTGACGCTCCATCATTTCATATAAGGCATCATCAATAGATGATTCGCCAGAGTTAATCCACTCACAACAAAACTCTTGACGCCAAGCTTCATCAGAACCAATCGTCTGTTTAGTACTAGCTGCCCACTTTTCATCACGACCAGGTACCTCATTCCACATTATTCGACCATATGCCCAGCCATTCTCTCCAGTCTCAGCTCCGTTATACAATCTATAGAAAAGATTCTGTGTACCGTTAGCTGTTGAACAAACAAATGCTTTCGACTTCTTAGAAGAAGAAATAATCGGAAAGACTGACTTCCAGAACTCATCAACTAAATGAGGTTCAATGAAAGCCATCTCATCAATTACCAAACAGTTAACGGACTGACCACGAGCAGCTGTACCGGTTGTAGTTGTAATACCAATTCGAGATCCGTTCTCTAATGTCATAGACGTCTTAGCATATTCTTTAACTGGTGGTTTAAGCCAGTTTGGAAGTTCTTCGTAAGCCATTCTAACTCGTGAGAAGATTTCAATAGCAGTAGCCTCTTTGTTAGCAACGAGAAGAATGCGCTGATCTTTTT